GAATCATGAATCTAAGACGTTTTCTAGGGCTAAGCCTTTTTACTTATCTGATGTGCGCTGCTTTTGCGGTGACAGGTCAAGGGACAACCCAACCAGTGTTGCAACCCGAAACACCGTCCACAATCGGTTTAGGGGATTTAACGCCCCAACAGCAGGAAGATCGGATAGAGGCGCTCACAGAGCCTTCTACGACCGTCTCACAGCCAACCACAACCCTTGCGCCCTTCAACCCTGAGACCAATTGTCAAGAATGGTTCCCTAACGCCATTTCGGTCGGCTGGCCCAACAACACAGAGACACTTGAAAAACTTGGTCGCCTGCTGTGGAAAGAAACAAGGTGCCTTAATGTGGATTACAAACACCCAGACTTCAACGGCCAAGATCACGGGATCGCACAAATTAACGAGATCCATCGTTCTTATGTTGAACAAGTTTTCAATATGCCGATGGAAGAATCCATGTCAGACCCCACACTTAACCTCAGGTTTGCCTATTTGCTTTATTCCGAATTAGCAGACAAAGGCAAGTGCGGTTGGCAACCGTGGAAACTGTGTTAAACATCCACCGACCCGACTGGCAACGCCAAGCTGCATGCCACGACCTACCACTAGAACTGTTCTTCCCATCCAGTGGTGTCGAATCATTCCGCAACATGAACGTGATCAAACCGTTCTGCGACAAATGCCCAGTGCAACCACAATGCCTCGAATATGCTTTGCGTGAACCTGACCAAAAAGGTATTTGGGCTGGCACCACCGAAAACGACCGGCGCAAAATACGCTATGGTCCTACACCCGTAAGATAATCTGAAACCAACCCGAACTGGAGACCCGACATGACCGACAACATAGAAGAAATGACCTTCATGATTAAGAAAGCGGAAGTTGCTATGAAAGCAGCCGCTTGGCAGTTAGAACGCCAAACCGAAGATATCTCAATGCTCAGAAAAGCCTTGTTTGAACTGGCTTATGTTGCCGAAGAGAACGGTATTTACCTGTCAAATCTAACCAAATCAACACAAGACGCAATTGTTGCTATGCGCCTAGGAGGTTTCAAATGAACGTGATTTTGTGTGAAGAATGCCAAATGGAACTGCACCACCATGACATGCGCTTGCAACCAATCCTCAAAGGCATCTGTTTGGAATGTGGCCACAAAGGAAACTGGGAAGGTTTAACCCAAGCCGAGCGTGCCAGGTGCAATGACCTGTTGAACTATTTACGCATGACGCCTGAGCAACGGCGAGCATTTGACAGAAACTTGGGCAGCTGATGGACCTCACAAACTATGTCGACGTACCAACACGCTTTGCAGCTGCACTAGAACGCTGGCCTGAACTACGCATAATTGAGAACCGACCCGAAGTCATCACCATTGCAGACAAGACGTTTATAAGCGTCACCATGCAAGCCTGGCGAACACCTGATGACCCTGTACCGGCACAAGCAACATGCTTTGAACCGTTCCCAGGCAAAACCAGTTTCACCCGTGACTCAGAACAGATGAACGCAAGCACCAGCGCTTTAGGCCGTGTCCTAGGTTTAATGATGAGTTTCGGCTCAAAGATGGCTAGCGCCGAAGAAGTACGAAACCGTCAAGAAACCAGCACCCCAGACACCCTATTAAAACAGCCAGTTGACTTGCACCACATTGGCCGTAAAGCCCCTGCAAATGACCGTACACAGGCGCTCGGTTCATCGGGTGAACCGCCGACCGCCAAACAGTTGGGGATGCTTCGAGCCAAAAACTGGGAAGGTGCAGTCCCTGCGACTAAACGTGAAGCGTCCGAACTTATTGATCGGCTAATGCACGGTGGCTGAAATATTAGAAGCCGACTTTCAAAAGGCTGTAATTACATTGGCTAAATTGCATGGTTGGCGAGTCATGCACACACACCCAGCCCTAGTCCGACCGGGCAAATGGATTACACCCAACACAGGCAACCAAGGTTTCCCCGATCTAGTAATGACCCACCCTTTTCGAGGCACCATCTTTGTGGAATTGAAAGGTCCCAAAGGTGTTGTCAGTAATTTGCAGTGGGACTGGATTAACGCGCTTGAGGACTCAGGCGAAGAAGTCCACGTTTGGCGGCCCAAAGACCTAGAGAAAATTAGCGACCGACTAGCAAGGAAACCTAACGATGACTGAATTCATGCAACCAATCAACCCGATGCGCGTTTGCCACGGCGACGCTGACTGGTCGTTTACGACCCCAGTGTTTGCTATCGCTATATCAAAAGGCGATGAAATTGAATACATAACCATTAACGGTAGTGTCTTCACTCCACATCAAGTCAAGTTTGCTGAAATGAACATCAACGGTCAGTGGGTTCGACTTGAATCTCGTCATCACCAATACGCAAAACCCGAGTCGCCTTCAACCGATTTATCTGCTTAATCATTCCCACAGGGATAGCAAGAATGTGATCAAAGTGATCTTGGTCAAGAATCATTGATTGAGCAATAACAATATGCTCATGTTTGGCATTGGGTATCAACCAGCCGACAGACGAAACAATGCAAGGCGCTGCATCAATCTCATGCTTAGTAGCCCATGTTTCACTGACCGAATGAGCGTCATGCCAAACGATATGGATCAATTGTTGCTTCATATTCTTTCCCTCGATACATAGCCCAGCCGTTAGTAATAGCAACCTGCTCATACACGAACCGACCGCTTACAGGATCGTACGGTATGACTGCGACACCTTGTTGCCAATCCTCAGTCCTAGTGATCGGACGCCCTTCAAGGTCAATGCCACCCTTGACGCTAGGGATCGCACCATCCACTCGACACAGACAGCCAGGCGAAGCCGCCATGACCGTTCTAGGGCCATCAAAATCGTCTCTACTGCGCTCAGCCCACTCACGGCGGTGAATATGCCCATAAACCACAGAAACCTTCTCAGATGCCAAATACTTGTGGGCCGTACTGCCACCACTAGCAACTTTGTCACCATGAATGATCCGCAGCTCTGGAGTCACCCAAAAATGGGCGGCCGGATAGCCAGGCTTGTATTCAATATCAGATTGATCAAAACGGCACAGATACGGCACACTCATCACGGGCCATTCGGCTGGCGTATTGCCACGCTTCAACCCAAACGATGCTGAAGCATTCATCAAAATGTACTTTGATAACCGTTCTTCATGGTTGCCTGCTAACCACACGATCTTGGCTCGAGGCGCTGCAGCTCTTATCTGTGCACCCAACACAGTGGCACGATCAATGGTTGCTTGGGTAGTCCGCTGGTATGCAGGCGTAACAACATATTTGCCCAATTCGGCAAGGTCTAAGTTATCCCCAACCATAACCACAAGCTGTGGATTGACGTCCTTGCATATCTTGAGTGCTACAGCGATAGCACGCTCATCATGGATCGGCTCAAGTTCACCCGATGCTGTAGCAAAATAGCCAATTTGTATGTCAGGAAAAATGAAGCATTTATCCCACTCTGATTGGCTTTTAAACGCTTTGATGGCTGGCAACCTGATTGCTGGCCCTTGTTTAATCACTGGCCATTCAGGACCAGATTCCCACTTAGGAGAAAACTGGATCGTGGTCAGATCATGCACCTCAGTCTTACCCAATTCGTTCTTAGCGAGCGTCTGTCGAATAGACATCGTCTTGATCTCACCGATCTCATCAATGTCAATTCCATTGCGGTTAAGCAGCTGAGCGATACGACCAAGTTGGCGTTGCATATGCAAACCTTACTGATTACAAAGGTTTTGTGGGGGATACTTGACAACCAACACCACCTGGTGAGTATGATCCGTTAATCCGACGAAAGGAAACCCGACCTTGGGCACAGAGTTCATGCAACCCATCAACCCGATAAGAATCGTCACAGGTGATCAAGAATGGTCATTCACAACACCAGTGTTTGCTATCGCTATATCAAACCAACACGATGTCGAATACCTCACCATCAACGGACAGTTCTTCACGCCGGCACGAATCAAGTTCGCTGAAGTAAACATCAACGGGCAATGGGTACGCCTCGAATCAAGGCACAACACTGCCACCTGATACAGTCGCCAATCACAACTGAGAACAACAGATTCCAGATGAGGGAATCATTAGCCCTGACGCCAGCTGAAAGCGCACATGGGAACACACGGTGACGTGGGTAGACGCTCACGCATTGTGAGCGATCAGCGTTCCCTAACGCAAAGGCGAAGGTTGTCCACCGAATACAAATAGACCGGCACCCTGTGGCTACTTGCCCGAATTGTGGGGGACACAAACCACCCAACTCTCACAGTTAATTGGAGGACAACCGAGCAAGTGCCCTTCTTGCTTGGGCGTCAGTATCACTTGACCTAAAGCCCTTGACCTACAATCAACACAAAGACAGGAGCAACCCGACATGACACAACGTCACTACAACTCAAAGCAATACAAAGACAACAGAGCACAAATACTGGCAGACAACCCCACCTGCTACATATGCGGCCGACACGCCACAACCGTGGACCACCTACTTGAAGTAGACCGTGGAGGCACACATGACATGGAAAACCTTGCCCCATGTTGCCTCAGTTGCAACAGCAGAAAAGGTCAACAATGGGGAGAAATCAAAAAGAAAAAAACCAAAACCGACCAAACATTTTTTTGTGCGCCGGCAGATGACCCCGCTCTCTTTATTTCGCTCTCTCCTGACGAACTAGCAGGAACTGGCGATGATCAGCCAGCATTACCGCAGGTCAGAGACTATTTACCTAGATTGGAAACGTCTGGTATTGGCGATCTGTCTTATGGGCCTCAGGTTGTTTCTTGGGCTAAGACCTTTATGTCTTTAGATCTTTTCAAGTGGCAACAGCGTTGTTTGTTTGGGCAACTGGCTCATGATGAAAACGGTGATCTGTTGTTTCGTGAGTCTTTGGTTAGCACGGCCAGACAAAACGGTAAGTCAATTGGTTTACAAGCTTTAATTGGCTGGTGGTTGACTGAAATGCCTAAGTTGCGTGGTCAACCTCAAAATATTCTTTCGGTTGCTAACCGTTTAGATCGTGCCGAAAGTGTGTTTAACGCTTTGGCTCCGATGCTTGTTGAGTTGTTTGGTGCTAAGGCTATGCGTACGTTTGGTCGCAAGTCGGTAGAGATGCCTGATGGTTCTATGTGGGAAGTTAGAGCTGCTTCACCTAATTTGCATGGTGGTAGTTACGACCTTGTTTGTGCGGACGAATTGTTCAATATCAGTGAGCGTGCTTTGTCGGAAGCAATTAGGCCGTCCATGATTGCTCGAAGGTCACCCTTGCTAAGTTGCTGGTCAACAGCTGGGGATGAATCCAGTGAAGCGATGATCCATATGCGAGAAACGGCGATCAACGAGATTGAGAAAGGTGAGCGTTCACGCTTGTATTTTGCTGAATGGTCTATTGGGGATCGGGACTTCAGGAACCCAGAGAATTGGGGTTACGCCAATCCTTGCCTGGGTAAAACAATCACAATTGAGGCGCTCCAGGCGGTGTCAAAGAAAGACAGTTTCTTGCGTGCCCACTTAAATATGTGGGTTAGTTCTCGAGGCAGTTGGTTGGAAGAAGGCTTGTGGGCTTCATGTAAAGTTGATGGCCCTATGCCGGTAGGCGGCGTGCTCTGTGTCGAAATGAGCATGGACACAAACCGTTATGTTGGCGTCAGATCGTCAATGTTTGATGGGCTTGTTCACACTTCTGTTGAGTTTATTGTTGACAACGAGGCGTCTATGTGGGCTGAGATTGATCGGGTTATGGCCGACAAGCTTGTTGCCCTGGCTATCACGCCGACTCTTGAGATTCATACACCTTTGAATTTGCGTCGACGTATGACTGTGGTCGGTCAAGCAGAACTAATTAAGTTCACGGGTCTAGCGCAAAAGATGATTATTGAAGGTCGGGTTAAGCATTTGGGTCAGGTCACTTTGTCGGAACATATGAACAGGGCCGTGATGATTAAGACTGGTGCAGGTGTCACGCTGTCTCACAAGTCGAGTCCAGGCCCTATTGAGTTAGCCAAGTGTGCAGTGTGGGGCATTGCGTTATCAAGCAAGTATCAGAATCGGGCTAAACCCATGATGGTAGTACGGTGAACTAATATCGGCATTGTGTCGGTGGGGTCGTCGGGGCCCCATCGGCATCCCCCTGCAAAGGAAAACTAATGGGATTATTTAGCAAAAAAGAAGTCACAAAGGCTGCAATTAGTCCTATTCCTGAGGAATCAGTAGCCGCTGCAGTTGGGACAAATTACTACCGACAGAACAAAGCACCGAACACAATCGGCAGTTGGTATACCTACCAGTCTGGGCTAGCTCGTAATCGTGCCATTTCTGTGCCTGCGATCAGTCGAAGCCGTGACCTTATGGCTTCAGTGTTGGCAAGCATGGAATTAAAGATGTGCACAGAGATTTGGAACGGTAACGAAATGGAAACCGTCCCGTTGGCACCACGCACCTGGTTGCGCCAACTTGATCCTGAGATGCCTAACTCGTTCTTGTTCCCTTGGATCTTTGACGACCTTTTCTTTTACGGCCGTTGCTTTCTCTATATCACCAGTCGCACAAAAGACGGTTACATGGCAAGCGCCACCCGTTTGCCCCAGGGATCCATTGATACGGCCGACGCCGAAGGTCCAGTGTGGTTTGGTAAAAGCAAAGAGATCTATTTCAACGGTGGAGCTCTTGACCCTGCTGATGTAGTCCAGATCTACAGTCCTACACAGGGCATGATCTACATGAGCGAACAAACCATCGCTACAGCACTCAAACTTTGCGATGCTCGTTTCCGCAATGCTTCGAGCGCCATTCCAGCTGGCGTTCTGAAGCAAACTGGTGGAGAACCATTGTCGGCTGAAGAGTTAGGTGCTTTGGCTGAAGCGTTCAACGAGGCTCGAAGCACTAATCAAACTGCAGCTCTTAACGAGTTTTTAACGTACACAGAAACTACGGCCACACCTGACAAAATGTTGCTGATAGATGCAGCCGAATACCAGTCAAAAGAGATCGCCAACTTGTGTAATGTGCCCCCGTATCTATTGGGTATTTCTACAGGCTCGTACGCATATACAAACAGTGCCGGTGCCAAGTCGGACTTGTGGACCTTCGGATTGTCAATGTATGCACAAGCAATTTCGTCAGCCCTGTCACAGCAATTGCCTCGAGGCACCTATGTCAAATGGGATGTTGAGAAGTGGCTAGAGATTGACAGTTACATGGAAAAAGAAACTAAAACAGTTGAAGAAAACACTCAAGAGGAGTTGGCATGATTAGGTTTAGTTCAAACACTTTCGCCGTAGAAGCTGCAGGCCCAGACGGGCAAGAGCGTCGCACCATTACTGGTGTTGCTGTTCCCTATAACACTTTTGCCACAGTTTCAGACGGAACGAACGTGCAGTTTGCACCTGGCAGTTTGTCGGTTGAAGGCAAAGCACCGAAACTGTATATGTACCATGACTCGACACAGGCTGTCGGTTTGGTTTCAGAGCGTGTTGACAGTGCTGAGGCCATGTACTTTACTGCCAAAGTTTCAAGCACTCGTGCCGGTGACGAAGCGTTAGTGCTCGCATCCGACGGTGTCATTGACGCTGTTTCTGTTGGTGTAAATCCGACAGAGTTTAAGTACGACGACAACGGCAATATGACCATTCTTAAAGGTGATTGGGTTGAACTAAGCCTTGTCCCACAGGGTGCATTCGCTGGTGCTACCATTTCCAAAGTAGCGGCATCAGAACCTGTCGCCGAAATCGTAAAGGAAACAATTATGGAAAGCACGCCAGTCGTCGCCGAAGAAATCATTGTGCCAACCGCACCGATCTTTGCTCAGCCCAAGCGTGAATTCGCTATGCCAAGCGCATCGGAAATGCTCGCCGCTTACCACGCTGGTGGCGACACCTGGCACAAAGTAAACGATGCTTTCGTTCAGGCTTCGAAGCGTAATCAGACTGCGATTCAAGCAGCAGCTGGTGACATCTTGACTTCTGACACGCCGGGCCTCCTTAGCGTTTCGGTGCTCGGACCTGTCTTCCAGGATCTGAACTACGTGCGCCCTGTCGTTTCGGCTTTTGGGGCAAGGGCGATGCCGAACACGCCAAGCCGCCAGTTCATCCGTCCGACCATCACCACCCACACTTCTGCAGCTGAACAATCAGGTCAGCTTGACGCAGTGTCGGCCACCACAATGGTTGTCGCTTCGAACACTGTCACCAAGAAAACTGTTGCAGGTCAGGTCACCTTGTCACGCCAAGACATTGACTTCACCGATCCTGCAGCAATGCAAGTCGTTTTGAACGATCTTGCCGGTCAAGTGCTTATCAAGACTGACGACATTGCAGCCGACGCACTTGTTTCAGGTGCAACCGCTTCGGGTTCAACTTGGACTGTCACGGCCGCCGATCCTTCAGGATTGTTTACCGCCTTGTACGACTCCGCTCGAGAAATTGCTGAAGATTCAAACTTCTTCCCCACCCACTTGTGCGTGTCGCCCGATGTATGGGAAAAGTTGGGTCGCCAGACCGACGCCGACAAGCGCCCCTTGTTTGGTTACAACGCCAACGGCATGATGACCACCAACTCAATCGGTAACG